AATTATCAAGGAGGTCGCCGCTCGGATGCGCGAATGGGACGCCAAAGACAAGGAATCCGCCCAGGCGCGCGGCAAGCCGTACACGCCGCCCGGGTCGGTCGAGGGCCGCGCCAGGGCCGAGGCGTCGGCTTGGTACACCCGCGAGTTGCGCCTGTTCGCCCAGGGGCTGCGCTCGCGCGGGGAATGCGTCGAGCACGTCCGGCAATGGTGCGCGGTCAAGGGGCTGGACCAGGATTACGCCGGAGCCGCCCTGTACCACTGGCTCAATCCGACGTGCCCCATCTGCCAGGGGCGCGGGATGACCAAGCCGCCCGATGCGCCGTCGCTCACCAAGGCCTGCAACGCCTGTTCGGCCACCGGCAAGACCGTGCTGACCGCTCAGGCCTTCCGTATCGGCGAGTGGCTGACCGGATGCCTGGGCCGGGCGAATCGATCGATCGGCGGGAATCGGGAAGTGGTGAAAGCGGCCAAAAGATGGATCGCCGAGAAAAGGGGATGAGCGGGTTTGCATAGTCCGGCGCATTCTGTTACGCTCGCCCCATTCCGCGAGCCGGAATTCGCGCGTATGAGGCGCAGACATCGGGCACGAGCCCAACGAATGACCGGAGGCTGTTGTGGCCCGAGGTAGCGAGCGATAGAGAAGCTCGCCCTGAATTTTTCAAGCCGCCCAGGTAGCAAGCCTCGGTGGCTTTTCTCATTGGCACTCGCCACCCCAGCTCGGGACACGCGCTCGCAAATCCTTCCGGCCCCACCGCTCGCAGAGCAAAGGGCGCCAACCTGAGAAAGCGCGCTGCCCCAGCCCTACGAAAGCCGGCAGATGAACCAGGGCCGCTACATCCGCTATCGGGACAAGACCAAGCCCTGCGCTCGCTGCCAAAAGCCTCACGGCGTGCTGGCAATTAGTTTCAGCATAGAACGGGCTGTCGAAGACGGCGCCCTGCAACTGCGCAAGCAGATCGACGCGGATGTGCTGGCTCTCGCTCGTGCGAGCTACCGCTGACCGCCACCAAGGACCGCCATGGACCTACAGCAACCAAGCCAGGACGGCCTCCTTCGCTCCCTGATGGGCAGACTGAACCCGCAAAGCCTCTTGGGCTCGGGCGCAGTCCAGAAGGCCGCCCAAACCATCCAAAGCCGCCCGTATCAGATCCACCTGCAGGAAGCCCGATCGCTCGGCCAGCAACCGCTGACGCCGGAACAGTTCGAGCAGACACAACGCGGGCTGTTGCAACAGACCCTTTGACCGGCTCAGGCCGGCGACGCGAACAACCCTAGAGGAATCGCACAATGAAGAACTTTCAACCGAAACCGACCGCCATCGTTATGGCGATGTGGGAATACATGGAGCGGCTGAGCCCTCCGCTGTTGCCGACCGCCGGCATCCATTGGGGCGTGTTCGTCCAGAGCGGCGGGCCAGCCAAGTACATCGGACGCACCACGAAAGCCAGCCGTGGCTGACACCCCGGTTAAACAAACCAAGCGGAAACCGACTGGTGCGGCTGCGATGGGCGCTGGTCCGGGGCGTCCCAAGGGTTCGACCAACAAGAACACGGCCATTCTCAAGGACATGCTCCTTCAGGCGCTGGACGAGGCTGGCGGCGTTGATTACCTGCTGGCGCGGGCGAAGGACAAGAAGACGCAAGGCGCCTTCCTTTCGCTGCTGGGTAAGGTTCTGCCGATGCAGGTCACGGGCCCCGGCGAGAACGGTGAGCACCTGTTCTCCGAAATCGTGCGGCGCATCGTCAAGCAGTGAACGCGCTGGAGATAGAGACGGCGGCCGTATTCGAGCCGCTACTAGGGCCATCCCGGTATAAAGGCATTCACGGCGGGCGCGGTTCCGGGAAGTCGCATTTCTTCGCTGACCTGTGGCTCGAAGAGAGCATTTCCCAGAAGCTCGACTTCGTGTGCTTGCGGGAAACGCTGAAATCCCTGGAGTTCTCGGTCAAGAAGCTGCTGGAGTCCAAGGTTGAGAAGTTCAACGCAGGCGCGTACTTCGACATCCAGGACCGCAAGATCACTTCGGCGCGTGGCGGCGTCACCATCTTTGAGGGGATGCAGAACCACACCAGCGAGTCGATCAAGTCCCTGGAAGGCTTTGACCGCGCGTGGTTCGAGGAAGCGCAGAACGCCAGCGACAAGAGCTTGACGCTGCTGCGCCCGACCATCCGCAAGGCTGGTTCGGAAATGTGGTTCGGCTGGAACCCGGTCAAGAACACTGACCCGATCGACATGCTGCTGCGCGGCCCAGAGCTTCCGCCCGCTGCCATCGTCGTTGAGGCGAACTACACAGACAACCCATGGCTGCCTGCCGAACTGCAGGCGGAAATGGAATATGACCGCAAGCGCGATCCGGAGAAATACGCGCACGTCTGGCTAGGGCAGTACCAGCGCAACAGCGAAGCCCGCGTGTTCCGCAACTGGACCATCGAAGAGTTCGAGCGCCCGCCGGGCACGGTGTTCAGGCTCGGCGCAGATTGGGGTTTCTCGGTTGACCCGAGCGTGTTGGTGCGCTGCTCGATTGACGGCAACCGCCTGTACGTGGATTACGAGGCGTACCGCGTCGGCTGCGAAATCATCAACCTGCCGGATCTGTTCTTTTCCGTGCCAGAGGCTGAAAAATGGCCAATCACTGCGGATTCCGCCCGGCCCGAGACGATCAGCCACATGAAGAAGAACGGCTTCCCGAAGATGACCGCCGCCATCAAGGGCGCGAAATCGCTGGAGGAGGGCGTCGAGTTCCTGCGTAGCTTCGACATTGTTGTTCATCCGCGGTGCACGCACACGATAGACGAGCTGACGATGTACAGCTACAAAACAGACCCGTTGACGAGCGCGGTGATTCCGATCCTCGAAGACAAGAACAACCATGTGATCGACGCCATGCGGTACGCCTGCGAAGGCGCAAGACGCGCTGGCAAGGTGGTTGTGCGCAAGGTAGCGCCACCGCCCCCAAGAACAAGCTGGATGGGATGACCATGACGCAAACCCGCGAACTGCTCGACCAGATACGGGTGCAACTCATGATGCGCGAGATGTTGTCGGCGATGCCGAGCTTCATGCAACGCCGTCCGATGCCGAAGTCTTACGCGAAGGCCCCAGCGAGACGCAAGGCATCAAGTCAAAGGGCGCGCAAGCGGGCGCTGTACCAATCGATCACCGGCATTCAACGAATCAGGATTCGAGCGCCCAACCGCTACGTGCGGGTGGTTTGAGTCGAAGCCCCCAACGCTGAGAAGCGCCGGAGCCACATGGAAAAAGACACCCTCTCTGACGACCGCGAAGACTTCAAGCTGTGCCTCGAAAACGAGACGGAACAGCGGAAGGTTTCGCAGGACGATCTGGAGTTCACGCTACTCGATAAGCAGTGGAACCCGCAGGACGAAGAACAGCGCAAGACCGAGGGCCGCCCGTGCCTGACCATCAACAAACTGAAGGCGTTCGGCAAGCAAGTCACGAACGATGGCCGGCTGAACCGCCCGTCGATCAACATCAAGCCCGTTGGCTCTGGCGCGAACAAAGAGACCGCCGACATCCATAGCGACCTGATCCGCAACATCGAGACGATGAGCCAGGCCGATGTGGTCTATGACACAGCCTTCGGCTTCGCTGTTTACGGCGGATTCGGATACTTCCGCGTCAACGTCGATTACACCTGTGAGGACGAGTGGGAGCAGGACATTTCCCTCTCGCGCATCAGCAACCCGTTCAGCGTGTACGGCGACTACGAGGGCAAGGAAGCGACCAGCATCGACTGGAACCGCGCCTACGTCACCGACAAATACTCCAAGTCCGCATTCGAGAAGAAATGGGGCAAGGACCGCAAAGCCTCCAGTTTCGAGGCTGGCAGCGCGGACTACGACGAGAACTGGTTCAAGGACGAGCGCATCCTCGTCGCCGAGCGCTGGACGCGCGATGAGGTGCCGGTCGAACTGCTGAAGCTGTCTAACGGCTCTGTGATGATGGCGCCGGAGTACCTGCGCAATAAGGACGCTTTCGACGCGCAACTGGTGGAGATTGAGGGCGCGCGCCCGAGCCGCACCTACAAAGTCAAGCAGCGCATCATCACCGGCACGGACATTCTCGAAGAGAACGATTGGGTTGGCAAATACATCCCGATCGTTCCGATGTACGGCGAGGAAATCAACGTCAACGGCAAGCGGTATTTCCGCTCGCTGATCCATAGCGCCAAAGACTCGCAGCGCCTGTACAACTACCAGCGCACGCAGTCCGCTGAAAGGCTTGGCCTGCAGACGAAAGCCCCGTGGATGGGCCCTGTCGGGATGTTCACGACCGACGCGAACAAGTGGGCAACAGCCAACCGCGTGAACCATGCGTACCTGGAATACGACCCGGTAGCGGATGCGCCCGGCGCGATCCCGACCCGCATCCCGTTCACTGGCGCAGCGACGGGCGAGATGCAAGAGGCGCTGATGGCCTCGGACGACATGAAGGCCATTGTCGGCATGTACGACGCCTCCCTGGGCGCCAAGAGCAACGAGACCAGCGGCAAAGCCATCATGGCCCGCCAGCGCGAGGGCGACACCTCGACATTCGACTTCATCGACAACCGCAACCGCGCAGTGGAACACGGCGGGCGGATCATCCTCGACCTGATCCCGAAGGTTTACGGCGTTGAACGCATCATGCGCTGTGTGCAGGAGGACGGCTCGACCTACACCATGCCGGTGAATCAGCCAGTTGCGCCGCGCCGTGACGTAGAGCAGGCCATGGGCCAGCAGCCGCCCGCAGACGGCGAGCAAGACGACCCGAGCGGGCCGCCCGAGTACGTTCCGGTCCCGCCGGACATCGAACAGCAGATTCCGCCCGAGCAGATGGAGCGGCTCAAGGCAGTCACGAAGGTGTTCGACCTGACTGTCGGCAAATACGACGTGATGGTGACGGCCGGGCCGGGCTTCAACACCCGCCGCGAGCAGGCATCGCAGGAGATGATGGAATTCATCCGCATCTACCCGGCTGCGGCTCCGTTCATTGGCGACTTGTTGGCGAAGAACCTCGATTGGCCCGGCTCCGAGCAGGTTTCTGAACGCCTCAAAGCCATGCTTCCGCCTCAAGCGCAGGGCAAGGTTCCGCCGATGGTGCAGCACCTGCAGCAGCTGCTCCAACAGCAGGATGGGCAAGCGAAACAGGCGATTCAACAGCTCTCCGGGCAAATCCAGGAGCTGCAGAATCAGTTGGCCGACAAGCAGGCCGAGATGCAACTCAAGAGCCGCGAAATCGGCGTGAAGGAATTCGACGCTCAGACCAAACGCGCCGAGGCCCTGAAGCAAGACCCGCAGGCTGCGCCGGAAGGCATCGACCCGCTCAAGGTTGAAGAGCTGCGACTGAAGGCGATGCAACTGGAGTTGGACGAGCGCGAGCAGAGCGTCAGCGAATACAACGCCCAGACCGAGCGCCTGAAGCTGCTTGCCGAACGTCTGCCGCCCGAGGCCTTCCAGGCCCTGGCGATGAAGACGACCGGCGAAGCGATGTCCACCACGCTGGAATCGGCGATGGACAACCCAGGCGCTGCGATGGAAGGTGCGATGGCCGCAAGCGAGTTGGTAGAGCCGGAAATTGCTGTTGTGGTGGACGTGCAGCCCGAGGGCGAGCCGCCGCAACTGGATCACGGGAGCCCCTGAACTCTCCACGCTGCGCTTCGACCACGCGGCAACCAGTCCGAGATGCGCTCCTGACGGCGCCCGAGGTAACGACAAGCCGACAGCAAGGGTCAACCGCGCAGGGGCTCGCAAGCATGGACGCGGAAATCTTGGAAACGGTCAAAGAACATTGAGACACGACGGGAACAGCCTCCCCGTTGGATAAGCCCGGCCCGCATAGCGGTAACCCGGGCTTTTGTTTTGAGGCAGCGCATCGTCGCGAGACGCCCGCAAGGAAACGTA